AGATGATAAAGGTTCACGTAAAGGTATGCTAACTCTAGTAGGTGATGATAGTATAATTCACCATGCTTTGAATCATACAAGTACAGTTACAGGTCGTATGAGTTCATCTAATCCTAACTTACAGAATATCCCACGTGGTGATACTTCTAACGTTAAGAAGATGTTTACTTCACGATTTGGACCAGATGGTCGCATGGCTGAAATAGATTACTCACAATTAGAAGTTGTTATCCAAGGTATGTTAACCAAAGATAAACAACTATGTGAAGATTTAAACAACCGTGTTGACTTCCATTGTAAACGCCTAGCAGCTAAATTAAACGAGGACTACGAACATGTCTTACATAAGTGCAAAGTGGAAGAAGATGCTGAATATGGTGCAATGCGTACAGGAGCTAAGGGCTTCTCGTTCCAGAGAGCATACGGTGCTGGTGTCGCAACTATCGTTGAAGCTACTGGAATGTCGAAAGCTGATGTTGAAGCTCTCATTGAAGCAGAACAACGTCTATATCCGACAGTATCAGAATTTGACGTATCTCTCGAATTGCATATTAATAATAACGCACAGCGGTCAAGCAGTCAGATATTCCACAACGGAATTGCTTTTAATCAAAAAGTATCTACATGGGATTCACCAACTGGTACAACATACAAATGGAAACAGGGTATCACACCTGATTTCATGCACGAACGAGGCAAGTACACTGGCTTCTCGCCTACTGAAAGGAAAAACTATCCTATGCAGGGTGAGGGCGGCTTTGTCATGCAGACAATGTTGGGGAAAGTTTGGAGATACTTTGTAGCAAACGATAACTTCAATAACGAAGTACTATTAGTGAATTCAGTTCATGATTGTTTGTTATTAGACGGTAAGAACGATAAAATTTTAAAACCAGTACGTGAAGACGTACACAGAATATTAGAAACAGTTCCAGAGGTATTCAATGAAGCATACCCTGAACTTAAAGTAACAGTACCATTCCCTGCTGAAACAGAGGTTGGTCACGATTTATATAACATGACGGTAGAACACCTACCCAAGGAAACAAAATAATGTCATTAGACTTAAATGCAATTAGCCAAGCGGCTGTAGAATCAGATAACACATCAGTAGATAGTTCAGGTGGATTTAAACGTCCATTACCAGTAGCAGGTCCAACACTAGGTCGTATTCGTGAATACATAGAGTTAGGTCGCCATGCACCAGACGAAAAAGGTTTAGCTAAAGGTTACAAACCAGCCTTAAAAGGTTACTTAATCATTGAGTTACTACACAAGAAACACCAGTACACTATTGGTGAGTCAACTGTACCTCACGAAGTTAAAATCTTCTTTAATAAAGGTGTTAAATCAACATCTAACTACAAGAAGTTATTCAAGCAGATTAATACTGCTACTGGTGGTAAAGCTAAGACGTTCGTTGATTTACTTAACAAACCATTCAAAGCTAAAGTAGTACTAAATAAAGTAGGTGAGGGTGACACAGCCAAGACTTATACTAACTTAGAGAACTATGACGCACCAGAACGTGAGAATGATGATGGTGACATGGTTCCAGTTATCGTACCTGAATTGAACGGTGATATCCGTCTATTCTTATGGGAGAACACTACAGTATCAGACGACATGGTTGAAGCTATGTGGGAGTCTATCTACCGTGAGGGTACATGGACTAAGAATGCTGGTAAAGATAATGAGTCAGAAGAGTCATTAAACTTTGACCAAGATAAAATTATGTCTAACCTAGAGTGGGAGGGTTCACGTACCCAAGAACTAGTAGTAGACGATGGTATTAATTTAGATGAAGCACCTGCTGTTCCAGAAGAGAACACAGAAGCAAACAACGATGAAATGCCTAACTTAGACGATTAAGGATTATTATGCTAGACTTAGCAGCGATTAGTAAATCAGCTGCCGAGTCTGCTGCCGTAGAGAATGCGTTTGTAACAGGACGTGTTCTTCAATACGACGCAGATTTCGGTTGCTATGAATGTGCATGGTTAGATGATTCCATTGAGAGTAACATAGACACTCTTAAAAAACACATAGAAGTTAAACGTAAAATGGCTGGTGCAGAGTTCGTAAACGTTCATATCACATTAGGTATGAAAGGTGGTCGTGACCAGTTAGCAACAGTTAAACCTTACCAAGAGCAACGTGCTGGTAAGAACCTAGAAATTAAAGAGCGAGTAGCAGTACTCCGTAATTTCTTAGCAAATTATACAAGTGACACAGTGAAGCCTATAGTAAATCTACTACAGGAAGCTGATGACTCATTGACACAGTTACAAGAGCGTAGTATTAAAGTCTATGGTGTTAAAAGCTCAGTGATTATGTCAGGTGATAAAGACCTTTGGATGAGCCAAGGCTTACATTGTGACCAGAAGACAGGACGTATGTACCTAGTCAACGGTTACGGTAAAACAGAATACCGTGATGTTGGAAACACTAAACCTAAACTTGTTGGTGAGGGTACTAGTTGGTTTTGGCATCAAATGTTACATGGAGATACAGCTGATAACATTGTTGGTCTACCTACATTATCTGGTCGATTGCTTAATAAGTATCTACCAACGAAGAAATACAACGCTAAACGTAAGTCAGCGTCATGTGGTGAGGCTAAATCAACAGCTATACTGAAAGGTGTGACTAACGATATAGAAGCTGCTAAACGCGTATTAGAGGCTTATCAAGGTACATACACTAATGCAGTAGAAATGATGGTTGAGCAAGCATTCCTTTTATGGATGCGTAGAACCTCAGATGTGGCTGATTGTGTACACTTCTTAAATGAGTCGGGTATTAAATGTGACTTTAGTCCAGCCCAAAAAGAACACCTTAAAGAATTCAAACGATTAGCATTAATACAAATACAAGCGAGTGAAGAATAATGGTCTTTCTGATACCAGTAAACGAAGCAGAACCTAACGTAGATGGTGAATTAGGTTCAGTAACATTTGACAGAGTGGACACAGGTTCATTTTGTGCAAGAACAAACAAACGTAAATTACATGAATACCTATTAGCTCGTGGTGTTCCTCGTAAGAACCTTAAACGTACTATGAAAGGTTTAGGTTTCACTGGTGCTATCTTAGCGCCTACACAGGTTGAACTTAATCGTATGGGTAAGTAATATGGCTATAACCAAACTAAAGACGACTCAGGTCGCTGGTGTATTGGCTCAAGTTATAAAGAAACAGGGTGGTAAGTGCGCTATATGTGGTCACCCGTTTACCCAACGTGATGTAGCTGTATTAGACCATTGTCATGATAAAGGTTTTATACGAGGTGCTTTACATAACAGTTGTAATGGCATTGAGGGTAGAATCAAGAAATTAGCTCAACGTGGTCATAAGGGTATTACCTCAGCTAAATACGTTATAGGGTTAGGTAAGTACTTAGAGACACACCAAACACCTAAATATAACTATATTCATCCTAGTCATAAGACAGAAGATGAAAAGCGAATAGACCGTAACAAGAAAGCTCGTGAAAAGAGAGCTAAGGCGAAGAAATAATGAGTATAGCCGAACAAGTGGCTTGGGAAAGAGAGTGTGTAGAACGTGGTACTGAACGGTATTATGCTAATCAGGATAGATTACGTGACACAGGACAATCAGACCAAACTGATGTCGGCTCTTATTTACTCAAGACACGGCTACAAGAAGTAGCTGACAGACTTGAAACAATGTCAAACGCCAAGTGTGCTGGTAGAGCGCACAAATACAACGCTTTAATAAGACAAGTAGCATTAGATGGTGATTACCTTAAAATAGCTTACATTGGCTTACGTGTGGTATTTGACAGTATGCTAGAAGCACACAAGAACAAAGTAATAAACGTATGTATGAATATAGGAACTAGGTTAGAATCAGACTTGAAATGTCAGCTATTCGAGGCTAAGAATCCTGAATACTACGGAACGGTAATGAAATCGTTCAAACAACAGAATATAACTGACTTCACTCACATGCACAAAGTAATGAGTTTGAAGTTTAATGAATTTGGTATTGCTTGGAATGACTGGTCACAGTTGTATAAAGCACACGCTGGTCAACGAGTATTGACAGCTATACTACATGTGTTTAGTGATGTACTCTTTATGAATCTCCAATGGGAGGCTAAGAAGTCTGTATACAAACTAGATACTACAGCCGAATTCGATACATGGGCAGCAGAGTTCGAGAAAGAACGTGGCTTTATGTTCCCGTTCCTACTCCCACTTAAAATCCCACCTAATAATTGGACTGATAATGTAACAAATACAGCCTATTACACACATAAAATGAATGCACAATTACCTCTGATAAAGGCTCAGAAAGGAGACGCAAGAGATTACGTTTCTAAGTTTGACCCGAAACATCATAGGAAAGCAATCAACAAATTACAAAAAACACCTTGGAAAATTAATAAGAAAGTACTAGACGTACAGAGAGCTATTTACGATAAGAACTTATCAATAGGTATGCCCTCAAGTAAAGGTATAACACCACCACCGTTCCCTGAACACCTTAAAGACGTAGCTAAAGATAAGTTAACTACTGTACAAAAGGAAGAGGTAACGTTGTGGAAAGAGCGAGCTAAGGCTGCCTATGGTAGAGAGAATCAACGTAAAGGACAAGTACTATCTTACATTAGAAGTAGTAAACTTGCGTTAGAAATGTCTACTTGGGATAGATTTTACTTTGCATATAATTGTGACTTTAGAGGTCGTATTTATTGTGCTACGTCAGGGTTATCACCACAGGGTGCTGATGCAGCTAAGGGTGTACTTTGCTTTGCAGATGAAGTTGTGTTGGGTGTAGAGGGTATCAAATGGTTAGCAGTACAAGGAGCAAATACCTATGGGTATGATAAAGTCTCATATGACGACAGATTACAATGGATACGTGAACATGAAGAGAGTATCAGACGGACAGTCAATGACCCAATTTCCTTTAGAGAGTTTTGGGGTGGAGCAGACAAACCGTATCAATTCCTTGCGTTCTGCTTTGAGTGGGAAGCTTGTGGGTTTGGGACACGACCCGATGCAAAAAGTAAAATACCAGTCGGGTTGGATGGGAGTTGTAATGGTTTACAACACTTCTCAGCAATGTTACGTGATGAAATTGGAGCGAAAGCTACGAATCTTACCAACAACAGCATTCCAAGAGATATATACCAGCAGGTTGCAGATGTCACTAGCGCTAAGCTACGAAGAATGGATGACCCCCGAGCAGCTATCTGGCTTCGAGTTGGGATTAACCGTAAGTGTGCCAAAAGACCAGTAATGACCTTACCATATGGTGCTACTCAACAGTCAGCTAGACAATACATCATGGAGTATGTTGTAGAAAATTGGGTTAAATTTGACTTAGATGATAAACATCAGTTTGATTTAGCTAGGTTTCTTACACCTATCCTATGGTCAGCTATTGGTGAAGTAGTTGTTGCAGCACGTGGTGCTATGACTTGGTTGCAGAAGAATACTCGTAAAGAGTTTATGAACTGGTTAACGCCACTCAATTTCCCTGTATATCAATACTACCAGAAATCTAACTCAGTAGAGATTAGAACACAACTAAATGGTGGTTGTAGGTTATGGGTACAAGACTACGATAACGCTGAACCTAACAAAGTAGCTCAGAGGAATGGTATAGCACCTAACTTCGTACATTCGATTGATAGTACACACATGGTATTAACAATTAACTATATGGACTCAGAGTGTCTAGCAATGATTCATGATGATTATGGAACACACGCTGGTAATACTCAGAAGTTATTTGAGAAGATACGTGAAGCTTTCTTATGGTTATATGTAAATCATGACCCTCTAAAAGAATGGGCTGAACAACTTAAAATAAATACTGAAAGTATGCCGAACCGTGGTACATATGACATACAGGATATAGTAGACGCTAACTTTTTCTTTGGTTAGCCTCGTTATGGAATAATTTTATATGAACAATACACAAAACTTAAATGACCTGATGTACACTAAAGACCCAAGGGGATTAGTAAGACAAGATGTGGAACATTTAAAACAGAAATTTAAAAATCGACCCATTAAACCACACTACACTCAAAGTGAAATTATGTACGAGGCAGGTATACAAACTGTAATTACGTATATTGAGGATAATATGGTGAAATGATGGATATGACACTAATGGGTAGTTGGGAACAACTGACCGTTACAAATAGACGTAAGGCTATCTTACAACTTGAATCTGAAATGAAAGCTCATGAAGATGAACAAGGCGTTGAGTTAGAACCAATCGAGTATCATTGTGACGGTGTTTATGCCAGAGAGCTAAAGATACCAAAAGGTGTTGCATGTATCGGTGGTATACACTTACATGCACATATAAACGTGGTATCAAAGGGCGTGATTAGAGTATTTACAGAAGAGGGTGTTAAGACAATAACTGCACCCAGTACTTTCATATCACCAGCAGGTACTAAACGTGCTGGTTATGTACTAGAAGACACTGTATGGACTGTATTTCACGCTACAACTAGTACTAACGAAGAGGAAATCAGAAAAGAGTTCATAGCTCCTGATTACCAGACGTTAGATAATAACTTGGAGCATAAAACATGACTTGGATAGCAACAGCCGTTATTGTAACCACTACAGTAGGTAGTGCTGTAATGCAAAATAAACAAAGTAAAAAGGCACGTAAACAAGCCAAAGCAGACGCTTTAGAAGCTGATAAGCAAGCTCGTAAAGCAGAAGTATTCGCAGAGACGGAGGGTGAGGGCGTAGGTAATCTAGGTCAAATATCACTCGAAGTTGATGATGAAGAAATCGAAGAAGAAGTAAGCTCGACGGTGAGGATTTAACATGAATAAAGACACACATGAGCAGAAATACTTAACAGGTGACTTCTTGCTAAAAGGTGAATACTTTATTGCGTCAGCTAAACGAGAGTCCGTGTTAACACGTGCAGAACGTTACGCAGGTTGGACAGTACCTAGTGTATTTCCAGATGAAGTAGACAGCCGTGATGAAGAGTTTCAAAACGATTATCAATCAGTTGGTGCTAGAGCAGTTAATAACTTAGCCAATAAAATAATGATGGCACTGTTTCAACCGTCACGACCATTCTTCCGTCTTACATTAACCACTGAACAAGAAGAAGAGATTCTTCAACAGTCTGACTTAGCTATGAACTCAACTAAAATTGAGGAAGCTTTAGCAGAGGGTGAACGTGGTTCAATGCGCGAACTAGAAAAGATTAATGCTCGTGTAACTATGACCGATGCAGTAATGCAGTTAATCATTACAGGTAACAGTTTACTGTACATGCCTGATGGTGATGACGATAGTATGCAGAACTATTCTATCCGTGATTACGTTATTGAACGTGACCTACGTGGTAATATGGTCAAAATTATTATACGTGAGACTAAATCAGTTACTAGTTTGAGTGACGAAATGGCTCAATTAGCTATGGAAAATAAAGTACCTTTAGACGGTGAAGTAACTCTATACACAGCGATACAGAAAGTAGGTAAAAACCACTTTGTAGTATGGCAAGAATTAGAGGACTTATGTTACTGTCATAAAAAAGTAGGTCATTACACACGTGATAACTTACCATGGATACCCTTAACTTGGACACTTAGCCGTAACAAAGATTATGGTACAGGTCTAGTTGAAATGTATGCAGGTGACTTCCATACGTTGTCTACATTAGCAGAAGCTATACTAGACTATACAACTATCATGACTGACGTTAAAGTACTAGTGGACCCCACAGGTATGACTGATGTACGTAAGATTAATGAAGCAGCAAGTGGTGACTATGTTCACGGTAGAGAGGAAGATTTATTCGTCCATACCGCAAACGTCGCAGCTGGCTCAGACTTCTTACAGAACCAGTTCAATGATGTTGAGCGTCGATTAGCAGCCGCATTCTTACTTAATACTTCCGTAACGCGTGATGCAGAGCGAGTAACAGCCGAAGAGATACGTATGCAAGCCCAAGAGTTAGAAAGCTCTTACGGTGGTGTATACTCACGATTAGCAACTGAACTACAATTACCTTTAGCTAAAAAGTTAATTAAGAAGTTTGACCCTGCTTTCAAAGATATCGAACCTGTTATTGTTACAGGCTTAGAATCATTATCACGTAATTCAGAGTTAGACCGTACCAGAGCATTCTTCTCAGACTTAGTAGCATTAGCAGAAGTACCAGAAGAAGTAGCTATGCGTATTGATTATAATAAACTTATAACAATGTTAGGTGCTGGTCATGGTATTGACTACAAAGATTTATTAAAAGACGAACAAACCGTGAAGAAAGACCAAGAAGCTAGAGCAGCACAAGAAGCACAAGCAGCAGGTATGGAAGCACAAGCAGTAAACCAACACACAGGACCATAAAATGACAGATAGCGTTGACAATGTTCAAAATGAACAATCCTCTCCCAATGATAACTGGCAAGAAGACACACGACTAGATGCTAACGGTAACCCCGTAGCAGAAACCGTAGTCGAGAAACAAGTACCAGCTGAGAAGCCTGTAGAAGAGAAACCAGCAGATGTTGCTGATGTACCTGCTACATTAGATGAAACTGAGAAACCAGCAAGCACTGAGTCGCCAAAATTTGACTCTACTGCGGCTGAACAAGTTAAATCATTCTTAACTGATGCTGGATTAACACCAGCAGATGTAGCTAAAACAGTTACAGAAAACGGTGGTGAAGTTACACCTGAAATCATGGCGGCTCTAGTAGAGAAACATGGTGAGGGCGTAGCAGGTTTAATCAAAGATAAGTTGGCAGGTTTACACCAGTCAAATGTAGCAGCAGCTACAGCACAAGATAATAAAGTCTTTAGTCAAGTTGAGAAAGCTTTTGAGGGTATCACAGACCAGTCAGGTAGTGAAACCTTTAGTGAGTTAGCAACATGGGCTAAAGAAAACCTATCAACTACAGAACGCAAAGAGATTAATGCGCTACTTGCCCAAGGTGGTAAAGCAGCAGAATTAGCAGTAGGTTCATTAGTAGATAGCTTTAAACAATCCGACTCGTTTGTAGAACAACCAGCTTCATTGATGCAAGCTGATGATACAAGTACCGAGTATGGTGGCAAACCATTAGACAAAGTAGGATATGACAGAGAGTTACGTAAACTCTTAAACGATGGTCATAACTATGATACTAGTCCAGAAATTGCAGCTTTAAACTCCCGTAGAACGAAATCACTCGGACGCGGTTATTAAAATAATTTAGGAATAATATATGTCTATCATAGGTCAAGCAGTAGCCAACCAACAAGTACGTTCAGGTCACCAAGCTGGTGTCGATTCAGGTAACGTAAACCCACTATACATCGAACAGTATGGTGGTGAAGTAGAACACCGAATCCTTAAAGATTCATTCATGCGCCAATTCTTTAAATTTAAGACAGTTCGTGGCACAGACACTATTACCAATGACCGTATTGGTTCTAGCTCATTACAGAAAGTTGCACGTGGGATTCGTCCTACCGATAGTGCGCCTACTTTCGACAACATCTCAATCAAGGTCGATACCATTGTCTTGGCTCGTACTAACGAGTTTGTACTTGATTCTTTCTTATCACACATTGATACTCGTAAAGAGATTGGTGTTGAGCATGGTAAAGAGATTGGTAAATTCTTCGATGAATCATTCTTAGTTCAAGGTATCAAAGCCTGTCAAGTAACTAACGTTGACCCAGATGGTGTTACTCTTGGTGGTTGGCAAGGTGAGACTCCTACTAACATCATACGTACAGCACCTAAAGGTTTCCAAGGTGGTACTTGTCAAGTGTTATCTGGTTCTGGTGATGAATTAGACCCTGATTTACTTGAGCTTGCAATCCAAGACTTGTGTCAGAAGATTGAAGAAAAAGACGTTGATATTGCAGAAGCAGTATTGTTAGTACGTCCAGCACAGTACTACGCGTTACTACGTAATGAGAAACTTATCTCACGTGATTTCAGTTCTATGAACGGTGATTACGCTAAAGGTGACGTGTTAGAATCATGTGGTGTACGTATCCAGAAGACTAACCGCTTCCCTAAAGCGTCTGATGTTGGTGTAACTCACTTCCTATCTAATGCTGGTAACGGTAACGCTTATGATGTTACAGCTAACGATGAAAAGTGTGTTGTATGTCTATTAATGCCTAAAGCATTACTTGCTGGTGAGACTATCCCACTAACTTCTGACGTTTACTTCGATAAGAAAGAAATGCAGTGGTTCATTGATTCTTACTTGTCATTCGCAGTTACTCCTAACCGCGCTGAAATGGCTGGTGGTATCTTTAAATCAAACGTATCGTAAGGTACGTTAGTAAAACTTTAGTAGAGC